ATATCTCGCAGAGCTGAGGAATGCAGTGCTCCCGGATCTGATGAGCGGAAAAATAGAATTGGAGGATGAAGAATGAGAATATACTTAAGCGGACCAATTACAGAAGTAAATGATTACATGTACAAGTTCGGTGACGCCGAGGAGTATCTTGAAGAGAAATACACGGATGCGGCGGTTGTGAATCCAGCACGCATCCTGTCACAACTGCCTAAAGAATGGTCATATGAGGAGTGCATGGACATATGTCTGCGGCTCCTGGATAGATGCGACACGATATATATGCTTGACGGCTGGCAGCAGTCCAAGGGGGCAAACCGTGAATACGGTTATGCGCTGGCAAAAGACATGATGATCATAAAGGAGGATTAATGACAGGAAAGAACGCAGAAGGATACCCAGATCCTACAGCATCCATTGCAATAGGATTAGTTACGAAGAAAGAAAAGGAGAAAGAGAAAATGAAAGATACAGCTAACCCAGAAGAAATATGGATGATACAGAGTGCACAGGGAGATGTGCCGGCTCTTGTACTTGCTGATGATGGACAGACCGCAGTATATATAAAACTGAGAAAGACAAGCATCACATGTCAGGACATAGATGTCACATACCGCGGAAAGATGTATGCAAATCCAATGATGATACAATATACGCAGAGCGAAAACATCATCAGCTTTGAAAAGAGGTTACCAGATTCTGAAGCTGAGCAGGCGAGACAGATCATAGCAGACACATTTGGATTATCGAATTATGCTCAGGGCGAACCTTTATATGCAATACCAGTTGAGGAGAATCCTGAACAGGTATCAATGCGAGAGGATGCTCTTATATCAGAAATGAATGACCTTAAGACGAATATACACAGTCTTGAAGTTGCCCTTGCTAGATGTGAGGGAGAACGGGATGTGTATAAGGAGTTGTTCACGAATAATCATTAGACTGGAGGATAGAGCGAATGTTGACATTACCAATCAAACGTA